AAGAAGTGATCGAGGTGGATCGTGGTGGATGATCGGCTCGACAAGCTGCTGGCCCTGGCAGAGAAGCAGCACGTCATCATCGCGGAGCAGGGCAAGCAGATCGCCGAGCTGACGGTGCACGTGGGACTGCTGGTGCAGGCCGTGGCCCAGCTGCTGGGTGAGGAGGCCGGCGCGCCGGTGCTGGACGAAGGTGGCGAGCCTGCGCGCGTCGATCTGGACGGGAAGCCCTACTGATGAGTGCCCGTGGGCTGGCAGGCAACCGGCAAGCCAAGCGCGCTTTGCCGACGAACAGCCGAGCCTGGCGCGCGTTGCGAGAGGCCATTCTGGTTCGGGACCTGTACCGATGCCAGGAGCAGGGTTGTGGCGTCCTCTGCAGCGGGAAAGGCCAGGCCCACGTCGACCACTTGGACGGTGACCCCAACAACAACGCTCCAGAGAACCTGCGGACGATGTGCATCAGCTGCCATAGCCGGAAGACGGCCCGCGAGGACGGCGGCTTCGGGAACGCCCAGCACGTGGTTGTGGGGTGCGACGCCGACGGTTGGCCGATCAAGTAGGCCAACGGCCCGGCGCGGAGTTATCCACAGAAAGCTGAACGGAGATGGGGAGGGGGGCCAAAAAGTTTGGGCCGATTGCCCGGCGATACGTGCGCCCCCCTTTCTTCGCGCATCCACAGTTGGAAAGACGACCCCCTCAAGGTGGGGAAAGATGGCAAATCCCCGTACGCCAGCGGCGAAAGCGTCGGTTTCTGGCGCTGCGGCGAAGAATCCAAAACGGCATCGGGATCGAAAGACGCCCAAAGGGTCGAAATCAATCGGCCCTCCCTACAAAGGGATGACCAAAGAGCAGGTTGCCGTGTGGAAAGAGCAGGTCGAAAACATGCCTTGGCTTCACGCCGGGCACCGGCTCCTTTTGCGGCAGGTCTGCATCCTCGCTGCGCGTATGGCTACCGATCCGGAGATGGGGGTTTCGGCGATGCAAGCCCTGGGCTCGCTGCTGTCGAAGCTCGGCGCCACGCCGGTGGATGAGACGAAAGTGAATCATGGCCCAGGCGAAGACGAAGACCCGGACGACAAGCACTTCTAACTGCCGGACCAGCCAATATCCGCTGGCGGTGGTTGAAGGGAGAATCGTGGCAGGCCCTCACGTTCGCAATGCCTGCCGGCGACACCTGAAAGATCTGGAAGATGCGCACGAGCGCGGCTTGTACTTCGACCGTGAAGCCGCCGACAAGAAAATCGCCTTCTTTGAGGAGGTGCTGCGTCTGAGCGAAGGCCAGTTTGAGGGCAAGCCGTTTAAGCTGCACCCCAGCCAAGCATTCAAGATCGGCAGCCTGTTCGGCTGGAAGCAGGCGGATGGCGCCCGCCGTTTCCGCCGCGCCTACATCGAGGAGGGTAAGGGCAATGGCAAGTCGCCCATGGCGGGCGGTATCGCGCTGATCGGGCTCTGTGCCGACCAAGAGGCTGGCGCCCAGGTGTACGCGGTCGCCTCCCACAAGGATCAGGCCGGCATTCTGTTCCGCGATGCCGTCAAGATGGTGAAAGCCTCACCCGCGCTGAAAAAGCGGCTGGAGTTCTCGGGTGGTGAGGGCAAGGAATACAACATCGCCCACCACAAGTCGCAGAGCTATTTCCGGCCGGCCTCCCGCGACGTTGGCAAGACTGGCTCGGGTTACCGGCCGCACTTTGTCCTGGCCGACGAAGTGCACGAGATGGCGGACGGCAAGATCATCGAAATGATGGAAAACGGCTTCAAGTTCCGTCGTTCCCCATTGCTGTTCATGATCACCAACTCAGGAAGCGACCGGAACAGTGTCGCCTGGGCGGAGCACGAGCATGCGGTCAAGGTGGCCGCCGGCCATCACGAGGCCGTGAACGATCCGACCTTCGTCGGCGAAGTCATTGACGACCGCACGTTCTCGTTCGTGTGCGGGCTTGATGAGGGCGACGAGCCCCTTGAGGATCCGGCCTGCTGGGTGAAAGCAAACCCGATGCTGGGTATCACCATTACCGACGAATATCTGCAGGGGCGGGTTGATCTGGCCAAGCAGATCCCGAGCAAGCTCAACGAGATCCTGCGACTCAACTTCTGCATGTGGACAGACGCTGACCAGGCGTGGATGAGTCGCGAAATTGTCGAGCCTGCGATGCACTCATTTGACAAGGCGCAGCACCACGGGAAGCGCCTTCATCTTGGGCTGGACTTGTCGCAGAACCGCGACATTACGGCTCTGGGTTCGGTAGTGGAGACCGGATCGAAAGAGGTGCTGGTCGAGATTGAGGGCAAGAAAACGCTGGTCAACAAGCCAACGTTTGATGCATGGGTGGAGGCGTGGACTCCAGGAGATACTGTCAAGGCTCGCGAACTGCGCGACAAGCTTCCCTACAGCACCTGGATCGCCAAGGGCCACTTGCACGCCCCGGCTGGTCAGACGATCAGCTACCGACACGTGGCGCAGACGGTCGCTGAGTACGACCGGGACTTCGAAGTTGTCCAGGTTGCTTACGACCGGTACGCGTTCCGACAGTTCGAAGAGGAAGTGAAGGAGCTGGGGCTTTCCGTTTCCTTCGTGGAGCATCCCCAAGGGGGCCTGAAGAAGGGCAAGCCGACAGAGGCAGCAGTGAAGGCAGCCGCTGCAGCTGGCAAGCCGCAGCCCGAAGGGCTCTGGATGCCCGGGTCGCTCAGGTTGTTCGAAGAAGCCCTTCTGGAAGGGCGCGTCCGCTTGCTCGGAAACCCTGTGCTGGTGTCGGCAATCATGTCGGCCGTCATCGAGAGCGACAAGTGGGAAAACCGCTGGCTGTCCAAGGCGCGCTCGGTCAACAAGATCGACGCCGCGGTCGCTGTCGTGATGGCCTTCGGCTCTGCACATTCATCGGTCGCGCCCCCCTCTGTCTATGAGCAGCGTGGCATCCGATTCTTATAGGAAACGCAATGTCCAGGTTCAACGAAGAAGACCTCAAGTCGCTGGACCGGCTCTGGAATCCGCCGCCGGCGGCGCCACCAGGTGCACGCGCTGAGGCTGGCCAGTTCGCGGGAATGAACGATCCGGCGCTGCTGGAGTTCATCCGATCACAGGGAGGCCACGGAGGCGGCGGCTACCAGCTGCGAAACATGGCGGTGCTGAGGTGCCTGTCCCTGATCTGCGGGACCATCGGCATGCTGCCGCTGAATCTGGTTGAGTCGGGCGGGAAGAAGCGGATTGCGACCGAGCACCCGGCGCACCGTCTGCTTAAGATTAAGCCGAATCCATGGCAGACGCCGTTGGAGTTCAAGCGGCAGATGGAGCTGGCCCGCCAACGGCACGGCGATGGTTACGCGAGAATCATCTGGTCGGCCGGAAGGCCGATCCACCTGATACCGCTGGACTCCCTCGCGGTTCGCGCTGAGCTCGGCGACGACTGGCGGATGATCTACCGGTACAACAGCAAGAAGCGCGGCGAGGTAATCCTCAAGCAGGAGGAAGTGCTTCACATCCGGGATCTGTCCGTGGACGGCGTGACCAGCTTGTCCAGGATGAAACTGGCAGACCGCGCCATCCGCCTGGCACTGGATGCGGAACATGCGGCGAGCCGGATCTTTGAGACCGGCAACATGGCTGGCGGCGCCATCGAGGTGCCGAATGCGCTAAGTGACGTGGCGTATGAGCGGATGCGTAACTCCCTCGACACAGAGTATGCCGGTGCTGCGGCCGCGCAGCGCTGGATGCTGCTGGAAGAGAACGCCAAGGCCAACAAGTTCGGCAGCACCGCCCAAGAGGCCCAGCATGTCGAGAACCGCAGCGCGCAGGTTGAGGAAGTAGCCAGGCTGTACGGCGTTCCCCGTCCACTCCTGTTCCTGAGTGACACCAGTTGGGGTACAGGCATCGAGCAGCTGGGGATCTTCTTCCTGCAGTACACGATGTTGGAACACTTCACCAACTGGGAGCAGGCCGTCGCGCGATCGCTGATCGCCGAGCGGGATCTGGAGCGCTTCCAGCCGAAATTCAACGTGCGGGCTCTGATGCGCGGCACGCTCAAGGATCAGGCGGAGTTCTTCAAGGCCGCTCTCGGCTCGGGCGGCACGGCGCCATTCCACACGCAGAACGAGGTCCGCGACCTGCTGGACTACCCGGAATCGGATCAGCCCGGGGCCAACGACTTGTTCAACCCCATGACACAGAAGGGAAACAGCAATGAGCCTTCGGCAGCTGCCTGAAATCCGAGCCGAGCGACGACTCGGCGCCGCCCAGTTCGACATGCGCCCCGATGCGCTGGAGCGCTGGGAGCCCGAAGTACGCGTCGCCGGCAATGACGCGAACAGTATCTCGATCTATGACTCCATCGGCGAGAACTGGGAAGGCACGGGCGTCACCGCCAAGCGGATAAGCGCTGCCCTGCGCGCCATTGGCGATAAGGACGTGGTGGTGAACGTCAACTCGCCCGGCGGCGACTTCTTCGAGGGGGTTGCGATCTACAACCTGCTGCGTGAGCACCCCGGCCGCGTGACCGTGCAGGTCATGGGCCTGGCTGCCTCGGCCGCGTCGGTGATCGCGATGGCTGGCGACGAGATATTGATGGGCGAAGGGTCGTTCCTGATGATCCACAACGCTTGGGCAGTGGCCATCGGCAATCGCCACGATATGGCTGACGCAGCAAAGCTGCTGGAGCCGTTCGACGCAGCCATGGCCAAGGTGTACGCCGCCCGCACGGGCATCTCCGAAGCCGAAGCTGCCCGGATGATGGACGAAGAGACCTGGATCGGCGCCGCCCAGGCGGTAGACGATGGTTTTGCCGATGGCCTTCTGGACGGGGAGGCCGCGACCAAGGATGCCAAGCAGGCATCTGGTGGGCGCAAGGCCTTGGCCTTGGTCGAGGCGGCAATGGCGAAGGCGGGCCACTCCCGTTCCATGCGGCGCGACACCCTGAAGTCACTGTTCAACGGCAAGCCGAGCGCTGCCGGATCCGCTACGCCGAGCGCTAGCGACAACGAAACCTCGGCCCTGTTGCAGGGCCTTCTCGACAATATCAAAGCCTAAAGGGCCGACACATGACCAAGATGACCCACGGCCGCATCCCGCGCGGCCTCGTTTCCGTGCACGCCGACGGCGGCAACCAGCCGGACGTGAAAGCGCTGGTGGAGAGCCTGAACAAGGCTTTCGCCGACTTCAAGGCCGAGCACAACAAGCAGCTGGACGAGATCAAGAAGGGCAACGCCGATGCGCTGCAGGCCCTGAAGGTCGACAACATCAACGCCGACATCACCCGCCTGCAGGCGGCCGTGGACCAGGCCAACACCCAGATGGCCGCATTCCAGATGGGTGGCGGCAGCGCCGGCAGTGGCGTCGCGGATGCCGAATACACCGATTCGTTCCGCGCCCATTTCCGTAAGGGTGAAGTGCAGTCCGCCCTCAACAAGGGCGCCGCCGACGAAGGCGGCTACCTGGCGCCGGTTGAATGGGACCGCTCGATCACCGACCGTCTGGTGATCGTTTCGGACATGCGTCAGCTGGCGAACGTCCAGCCCTGCTCGGGTGCAGGTCTGACCAAGCTCTACAACACCGGCGGCACGTCCTCGGGCTGGGTGGGCGAGGAAGATGCGCGCCCGGAAACGGCCACGTCCAAGCTGCGCCCCCTCAGCTTTGGCTGGGGCGAGATCTACGCCAATCCGGCCGCGACCCAGCAGCTGCTGGACGATGCCGAGATCGACCTGGAGGCCTGGCTGGCCGGTGAAGTGGAGCTGGAATTTGCCCGCCAAGAGGGCGATGCCTTCTTCTCGGGCAACGGCGTCAACAAGCCGTTCGGCATCCTGACCTACGTGGAAGGCGGCGCCAACGCGGCCAAGCATCCGTTCGGCGCCATCAAGGCTGTGAACAGCGGCGTCGCTGCGGGCATCAACGGTGACAGCATCCTGGACCTGGTCTACGACCTGCCGTCCGCATTCACCGCCGGCGCAAGGTTCGCGATGAACCGAAAGTCCCAAGGCATGGTCCGCAAGCTGAAAGACGCGCAGGGCAACTACCTGTGGCAGCCGTCGCTGGTGGCGGGTCAGCCGTCCACCCTGGCTGGTTTCGCGCTGCAGGACGTGGCTGCCATCCCGGATGTGGCCGCGAACGCGACCGCGGTGCTGTTCGGCGACTTCAAGCAGACCTACACCGTGTACGACCGCAAGGGCGTGCGGGTGCTGCGCGATCCGTACACCAACAAGCCGTACGTGATGTTCTACACCACCAAGCGTGTGGGCGGCGGTGTGCACAACCCCGAGCCGATGCGCGCCCTCAAGATCGCCGAGTAATCGGGCCTACAGCGACCGGGCGGCATAGCGCCGCCCGGTTTCCATTTTCTGATCTGGGAGCCGCAATGGCCAAATTCATCAAGCCCTTCCGTGGAGTGCCGGAAGGCGAGATCTACCCTGTCCAGTTCGTTGCCGGTGATCCGTGCCCGCCCGAGCTGGAAGCCGGCGCGCTTTCGGTCGGCGCGATCACGCTGAGCCCGGCGCCTGCGACGATCCTGCTGGGATCGGATCTGCAGCCCGCACAATTCCATTTCGAAGAGGGTGTCGAGGTCCTGCTCGGCGACGTGGTTGCGCTCGCGCATCGCTCTTCGGGCCTGTCCGCCGAGGACTGGAACGCGCTGAGTGCGGCCACGCGCGAATCGGCAATCGCCGAAGTGGTGCAGCGCCTCTCGGCGGAGGCAGACGAGAAGAAGACCGCTGCCGCTGCCGCGGCCGTCGCTTCAGCCGCGGCTGCAGGTGAAACGCCATCTGACGACAAGGCCGCTCTGATCGTGAAGCTGGAGGCGGCGAGCATCCCCTTCGACAAGCGCTGGGGCGTGGAGAAATTGGCTGCTGCGCTGGCCGAGGGCAAGAAGGACTGATATGGCCATCGTCTCTATCGCACAGGCCCGCTCGCACGTGCGAGTGGAGGTGGACTATCCCGTGGAACAGTTGCAGGATGCTATTGCCGGCGCAATCGACGCCGCGCAGGCGTACCTCAATCGCAGGGTCTACGAGAGTGCCGATGACCTGGCCGCTGCGAGGGCACTGTACCCGGCATCAGTGAGGGAGGCAGCTGCTGCCAGGGACCACGCCCTGGCCGAGGCGGTTTTCATCGAGAGCGACGAGGAGCGCGCAGCGACCATTCGGATTGCGAAAGTTGCCTATCAGGAGGCCGTGCAGGCCGCTGAGGCAAGCGTCCATGGGGCGGTCGTCAACCCCAGCATCGTTTCGGCGGTGTTGCTCACCATCGGCCATTTGTACGCCAACCGATCTGAAGTGGTCGTGGGAGCTACGGCGGTGGAGCTTCCCTTGGGCGCCAGGAGTCTCCTGCGCCCTTATCGAAGGGTGATGATGCCATGACGCTTCAAGATGGGGAGCTGCAGCATCGCATCCGGTTTGAGCGTAAGACCGTGACGCGCGACCAGCTGGGCGGTCCGGACAAAGCGACATGGGTTGAGGTCGTGTCCATCTGGGCGAAGGCGGTCAACAACCTTGCAGCGACAACGGAGGCTGTGGCTGCAGGTGCGGAGCGCTACAGGGAGCAGGTGCGGTTCGATATCCGGTCGAGAAACGTTGATCCGCAGTGGCGAATCGTGTTCCGGGGCCGGAACTTCGACATCAAGAGTATCGCCCCCAGCAATGATGGCAGTGAGATGGCGATCATCACCGTGGCAGGGCTGAGCAATGGCTGACCAAATAGCGATCGATGGGCTGGAGGGCCTTCTGCGCTCGCTACGGGAGATGCCCAAGGTGATCCAAGGGAGAGCGGTTCAGACCGGGATGCGCAAGGGCGCCAACATCATCCGGGATGATGCCCGGCGGCGGGCTCCGAGAGAGTCTGGGTTCATGGCCGCGCAGATCGTGACCCGCAGGGCCAATGCCAAGAGCCGGCGGCGTGCAGGCGTGGGTGTGGGCGGTGAGTACTTCACCGTTGGGGTGAAGACTGGCCGCCGCCGCAAGTACGCCAACACCAAGCGCAACCGGCGCAACGGCCGCGTCGGAAAAGTCTACGAGGAAGCCGGCTGGGCCTATTACTGGCGCTTTGTTGAGTTTGGGACGAAGAAGACTCGGGCTTCCCCCTTCCTGACGCCCGCTGGCGAAGCCAAGGGCCCGGAGGCTGCACAGGTGGTCATCAACGAGACCTGGGCGGCACTCGATAAGCAACTGAAGAAGGACGGCTGGCGATGATGGTTCCTCTGGTTCAATCGCTGCTGCAGGGCGCTGAGGCGGTCCGGCAGCTGCTTGGCGATCCCGTCAGGCTGTGGCCCGGTACTGCGCCTCAAGACACACCGCTCCCTTACGCGACATGGGACGTGGTCGGCGGCTCACCTGCCGCGAGCATATCCGAGCCGCCCCCGGCCGATGGTTGGCGGGTCCGCATCACTGTATGGGGTGACAGTCTCAGCGAGGCCAACGCCGTTGCCGTGGCCATCCGCGCGGAGGTCGAGCGCGTTGGAATCATCGAATCGTACAACCCGACGCCTGACAGCGACGACACCGACGCGATGGGCATTTCCTTCGACGCGCGCCTGCTGCAGATCCGGTAACGGCGCGAGGAATCTTCTATCCGCCGGCGCGAGCCGGTTTTTTTATGCCCGGCTATCGGGCTCAACCAAAGAGGTAAACCGCAATGGGCGTTTTGAAGTCCAAGCACTCCCAGCTGTTCATCGCCATCGCGGCGGCCGAGGTCATCAAGGTGACCCGCCTGCGCTCGGTCGGATTCCCCGATGGCCAGGCATCGGAGATCGATATCTCCGACTTCGACGACGACTGGGACAAGTTCGTTGCCGGGCGCAAGGCCACGGGTAGCACCAATATCGAGATCAACTACGATCCCGTTGACCACGAAAAGATCGAGGCTCTGCATGAGTCCGGTGCCATCGTGGACTTCCTGGTCACCGCGCCGCTGAGCGAGACCGAGGGCGTGCCCAAGCCGGTTGCCGTCGCCGGCAAGATCTCGCCGCCGACCACGGTGACGTCGAAGCAGTTCCAAGGCTTCGTCCAGAACTTCGCCGTGCAGGTTGCGGACAACGATATCTGGAAGGCCACGATCACCATCCGCGGCACCGGGCCGGTCAAGACCAACAAGGCCACCGGCGGCCCCTGAGTCGCGCTACGGCGTACTTCCGGCCCGCTTCGGCGGGCCACCCCTTTGGCAGAGCGCGCGGACCCTCCGCGTGTTAGCCGTGCGCGGCCCGCGCGCTCCGCCTCCATTCAAGGAAACGGCCAATGAGCAAGACCAACGAATCCACCGACGCCCAGCAGCAGCCCGTGAGCATCCTCCAGGCATTCACCAACGCCGGCATGTTCGCGGCGAAGGATGTGCAGCCGGATACCATCGAGCTGCCGGATGGCAGC